TTGTTGATTGTAATACTACCCCACTCATCTTGCATATAGTCCCATACTTCAGCTCGAGTGAATGGCCATGGATAAGATGATACAACAATGTCTGGTTTGATTTCTTCTATGTATCTTTTCAGATACCGATATTGTGACTCAATACCTTTACCAGGCATACCCATGTTTATGTATCTCATATCTCTGGTAGCTTTACAATTGTGATGAGCTATATGTGTCCAAGAGTTTTCAATATCAACACCAACACCCATTACATGACTGTCTCCTAAGTATACTGCTCCTCCGGTTTCAGTCAACATGTTTTCTAAAGACCCATCGTGTCTAAACCCTTGAGCATTCAGATAGTAAGTGTTTTGCTTAGGACCCTCGTTTCGATAACACTTGCCAATCTCATCCCACACTTCTTCTTTCATGGGCACAATCCAACCGTTGTGCCTTAGTTGGCCTTTGCCAATTTTATGATTATATTGTTTCCAAAAGTTCCTTTCTGTATCAGTTGGATATTCATGAACGACAACTGGAAGTTTCCCTCCAGTTATATTTTGCAAGTTTTGTTGATGTGTTGTCGTAGCATGAAACTTGAAAACATCATCATCTTTATATCTTTTCATGTTTACCATCTTCAATGGACCTCTTTCGAGAGCATTGTCTTTGATAAACCTCAAACCAATGTTTCTAAGTCTGTTCAGAATATCCCAATCTACGTCATGTGAATATTTGTCAGGCTTTGGCACTCGTTTTAATCCTTGCTGCTGCTTCTGCTGCCTTAGCCTGTTTCTTTTCTAGCTCTTCAATCGACGATCCTTTTTTCTTTTTGATTTGACTTGAATCAGCTGTTGCAGTTGCACCAATAGCTGACAATGCATGAAGGCTTCCACCAAACGTATAGTTACCAACATGTTGTAGTTGAACCCAAGGACATAGAAACAACCTTAGTCCAGCCTTCCTTGCCCACTGACAGAACATATAGTCTTCAGAAAGATAACGACGTGACTCAGGATCAATTAGAGCCTGGAAATACATCATAATTTCTCTACTACCATCAAAGTGCTCAGTACGAATATGATCAGGCTTATACTTGAAACCACCTGGGCTCAGCTCACTATCCTCCCAATATGCATCTCTGAATGTTTGTAGAGTCTTCTTGGTAAGCATCATGAAACCAGTGCCACCTTCAAGTACCTCTGCTGGCTCATCAAGTGCAATCTCAGTAGTACCTGCAATTGGATTGAAGACATAGTCACCAACAAAGTGCTCAAGATTGTTAGGATCTTCATCAGCTTGACCTTGATCAACAGCTGCTTTGATCTTTTCCCAACTGATACACTTTTTAGGATATGGTGAGCAAAGAATGTCATATTCGTTTTCTGGATCTTCATGATCCATCAAAGCCAACATTGAAATAACATCGTTAGCTTCAAACCCAATATCAGCATCGATGAATAACATATGTGTGCAGTCACTTCTCATGAACTCATCACAACAATAATTTCTTGCACGAGTAATCAAACTCTCATTGAACAGATAGTAGTATTTCAGTTCAATGTTGTAATGCATGCACAGTGCTGACAGATCGTTTGTCGATCTGCAAAACATACCAGCACACTGACCCCCATACATTGGAGTTGCTACGAATAACTTTCGTTTACGTAGATCTTCAATTTCTACTTTAATTTCCATTAAACAACTCACCTTGTTCTTTATACTTTTTATCGTGCTCTGAACCAGAGCCATAGCTTCCAGAATATTGGTTTAGAGACTCAGCTTTGAAGAGAAGAAATTGGCCAATTCTCGTACCTTTTTTAATCCGAGCAGTACCGCAGTGTACGTGCAAAGCACCAGCCATGACCCCACTGTACCCAGAATCATACAAACCGCTAGTAAGAAAAACCCCATTACGGTTAAGAGAGCTCCTAGTAATAACCCAGCCTGCTTCGTCAGGTCCAATAGTAACCTCACCTTCCATAATAACTTCATACGTTCCATTTTCTAATCTCCAGTAACCATCTTTCTCAGTTGCAATTGGTGCAGAGCCTCTATGAATTTTACCATCTTCACTAATAGTGAATACATTATCATCAATTCTCCTAATCTGATCAACTCTCAAGTCAATTGCATTAGGCTGCACATCTTCCGGCTGGAAAGTAGATAAAGAGCTACTGCTATTCGAACTACCTAGATGGATCATTCTCGTCCTCCGTAAAATAACTTAACAATACAATATAATGAATTGCTTTAAGCAAATCTTTTTTATTATAACCACCCTTCTTACCATATCTCATTAGATACTTGATAGCTGTATCTCTAGTAGTAGTCATTGCACTACCGAGAGTGTGCCAAACATCTGTGGTCTGAATTTCTTCTTTTCCAACATAATGACCTTGATACGTTGTCTTGATGTACTCAAGCACTTCATTCAACATCTCATCTTCATTATATCTAAACTCAATCTGGTGAGGTACGTATTTGACACTTACATCGTCAAGATGCAGATCTTGAGCTAGATCATGCAGCTCTTTACCGTACATAAAATTATTCTCTTTTTTCATCGACACAACTCATCAATATAGTCCATGTTCCATCGGGCCTTATCTTCATTATCCTTACACTCAAAATTGAAGTCAACTTCTTTTTCAAACTTTCCTTGAACTAAACCAGTTGGAGAGTGGTCAAACTCAATACCATTTAGACCTGCCCACACAGCAGCAGAGCTATCCCACGTATCAATATAATCATGGAACTCAGCCATCAGCTCAATTTCATTAGGACCTTCAGTCATTCCAAGAAAGTGAAACCTTTTATCCCTATGAATTGATTTTAGATCAAACCTTTTATTGAGTTCATGCATGAACTTCCATCTTGATAAGAACTTTTGCATCTTCCAAGTAGTGTCACCAAAAAGTGGATCTGTTTTTGAGCCATCTTCACAACCATATGCAAGTGGAATATTAAGAATACTAAATGCAACGTAATCAATACCTGGGTTGTGGAATGCCCAACCATATGCAGCAATCAACCCTTCAATATCATCAGGCTCTGATTGTGGACAGAAGAATGTACCAAAGCCAGCTTCTCTAAGTTGAGGAATCATTTCTACAGCAGCATCTATAGTCTTCTTGATTGGCTCTTTAGGATAGTCAGACATGACAACATAACTTGCTCTAACCTTTTTAGCCATCTCAATTAGCTTCTCGGTTGGATACATCGGCTCGTTACGTTTGTACATTTCAAATGCACTGTTATCCATAATAAGTTCTGCACCACTATTTTTATAGAACTCACAATACCGTTCATCTTCCTCAATCAAATGAGCAAGCACAAGATGCACAGGTCTTTTATAGATAAGTGATAAGTGTGGTGTAGGGGCAATGTGACAAAAATCAATCATAATAAATTATAGCTCCATTTTCTCCATCTTCGGAGACTTCAATTTTCACTTGTCGGCCTGGATAATGGCTGATGATATATTTAGCTAACTCTTCGCCCAACATCTCACAACTTTTGTAATCTATTTCCATTGCTCCATCACCATAGAGTTTTTCAAGTTCACGTTTAAACAGAATAAATTCTACTTCACGATCATCATGAAAGACCTCCATCTCAACTCTAAAATGAAACATATGTCTATGTTCATTAGCTAAGAACTCAACACCAGGAAAATTAATAGCATCGGGCCACCTATGCAAACCTTCTTTCTGAAAGGTTACAAAGATTGACTTTTTACTTACTTTCGACTCAAATTCCGAGACAGGTGCAATAAAATCAGGATTCACATCACTCATATATTCATCTCCGCTGAAACTGTTCCTTGATAGGATTTAAGTTTATTGTTTAATTGCCAAACATTTTTATGTGCTCTTTCAAAGATAGAGATCATTTCTTCTTCACTAATATACGAAGGCAATAGAAAGAATTCTGTGATTCCTCCCATACCATCTAGTACACCAGGTTTTAGATTGAAATGATCTTCTAGTTGAAAGTCTTTAGGAAAAACTGCTTTAAATGCATGCTCCATTCCAAAAGCAGCAGCTCGAGCCAAAGAATAAGACTCACTACTGCAATAAACATGAGCAAGCTCTTCAATTTTGAATAAGCTGTACCCAGGGTGGTAGAATTTAGAACTTTTACCAAATCTGTTCTCCAACAGTTGTGTATGATCTTTGGAGATCCCAGTTTTGTAAGCAACCTTATCGTTACATGTCCACTTTAACAAATAATTGTTCATAATAAAACGACTCCATTTGAGTTTAGATTATTGCAGGATTGACAAACCCCTTGCAATATTTAAAAATTCACGACGAACTTCAGAATTAGGTTCTGCAAATAATCCATCAACAGCAAGAGTACAGGTACTCGATCCAGTATCTTGGATACCTCTACTCT